TGAGTTGTTTATGCCAGATGTAAAATTAATTGTAGATAAAGTAGGCTCCATGTTTTCCTCAAGTACAACATTGCTTGATATTGGAGCTGGTCAGAAGAATCAAGCCAAAGCATTTAAGAAATTTGGATTTGACGTTGATACTGTAGATCTCCAACCAGGCCACACATTTGTTGGTGACTACAATAAACTTTCAATAGACAAACAATATGATGTAGTGTTTGTTTGCCATTGCCTTGAGCATCAACTAAATGTCAACAATTTCTTGCAAAAGTGTAGAACTAATTGCAAAGAAGACGGTCATATAGTAGTCGTTTGTCCTCCGGGTAGAAAATACATAGAATCAAACAATACAGTCGTTGGCGGTCACGTCACGCTGTGGGATGCTGGTCTGATTATGTACAATTTGATACTTGCAGGGTTTGATTGCTCTAATGCAAAAGTAAAAACGTATGGTCATAATGTATGCGTAATTGCTCAGAAAAAAGAAGTAAATCTTAGTAACCTTGTTTATGATAGAGGCGACATAAACACCTTGAAGAAATACTTTCCTAGAGGTATAGAGCACGGTAAATATGGACATTTTAATGGAGACATTGGAGAATTAAATTGGTAGATTTATCTTGGCTTCCTGATGGAGGGACGGGTCACTTACATCCTACTCAAGAAGCGGAAAGTTTTTGGATGACAGTAAAAAGCATCACTGGATTTAAAAACTTGATGGAGATTGGTTTCAATGCTGGCCACAGTAGCAGCTTCTTGCTCGAGTTGTTTGAGGATATCAATGTGCATTCATATGATATTGCTTTGTATGATATAACACATAACAATTCTAAACTAGTCAAAGAAAAGTACAAAGAGAGATTCGAATTTTTTCTAAAAGACTCCCTCACAATTAAACCAAATGAAATTCCCTCAGATTACGATATTCTATTTGTAGATGGGAACCATAAACCTAAATGGGTATCTAACGATTTAAATTTAGGAATACAGTATGGCTTTAAGTATATTGTATTAGACGATCTGCAAAATCCAAATGTATCAAACACTCTTAAAACTTTCGATAATCTTGATGTGATCGTAGAAGATACATATTATTCTAGGAAGCCAAATATGAGTGTTGGTCAATCTGAAATTATGTTACTTGAGGTTATATGAACACATTGATGTATCAGTATTACTATGATAAGGGTAAAGTTGACAATTCCATTCAAGTCGATTTTCCTTACTACGAACTCTCCAAACAATCCATATCAAAGTATGCAGCTAAGTATAACTTTAAATATCTGTTCATGGACCATCAAATTCCAGTAACACCCTTCTTTGGGATTTTCGAACCGTTTCAAAAAAATAATAACGAAAAACCTTTTTGGTGCGAGAACTACGATTACCTTATCTTCGTGGATAGTGATATAGTTGCTACTACTCATTCCAACAACTTGCTTGAACATGCATCGGATAGTGTAATCTCAATAAATCACATGAACACAGGACCTCTAATGAAAGAGAAGAAGCCTGTTACGCCTAGAGATCCATTTGGTAAGATAGGACATGGCAACTCTGGTGTGGTTGTTTTTCCTAGAGCTATATACAGTAAGCTGATTGATTATGTTAAGAAGCATGCAGACAAGCGTCCAAGAAGAAGAACTATGGGTGACTTCGATCAACAATTAATCAACGAGTTCAATATGGACAATGGATTTCACAACCTTCCTCCTGAATTCAACTACCATCTTGGAAGATACGATCACAGCCATAAATGGGATCAAAGTTTAATTCACTACCACAGAAAATATAAATCTCAAATGAGAGAAGA